CCTTTACTTTTCTTTTGAACAAATGATTGAACAAATGTCCCAAACTGGAAGTGGTGTTGCAGGTAAAGTTAAGTTGGAAAACAATGACGAAGATGAAGACGAAGAAGGTGGTGAGGAAAAACCTGATACCAAAATTGTTGCTGAAGGTCTAATATTCCCAATTTTATGTCATGAGGTTATTAAAGGTCTTGAAGAATCTATTGGTAGACATGGATTACCTGAAGACCCTGAGATGTCTCAACAAGTAAGAGACGTAACTGATGTATTGTCAAATGAACCAATGCAGCTTCGAATCGGCCCTGAAATTATCGAAAAGATTAGATTTGCATTACCTGATGAAATGTTTGATGAGGACAACAAAGGTCTTACACCATGGTTTCATTCAACTTTATACAAAACAGAGGCTAAGGAATTCTTAGAAATTATTGGTAATGCTATATCTGAAGACGAGTCTAAGGTGAAACGTGCAACCGCAAAATTCAGAGAAATCATGAAACAGGCACAGCAAGCTAAGAAAGAGTATGATGAATTTAAAGGTGAAGAAGGTACTCAAGGTAGCGATGACGATGATGATTTTGGACTTGATGACCTTTATAGAGATTTAGGAATTCCAAGACCATAAAAAATCCGAATATGATTTAATTTTGTGAACAAAGAACAATTAATTATAGAATATACGAAGTGTATGAGGAGTACTCCTTATGCACTTCGTTCTTATTTACAGACATACGATAATACAGTATCAAAGTATGTCCCATTAGAACTTTTTCCTGACCAAGTTTCACTACTTGAAGATTACGAAAGCAGCAACGAAAACATTGCCTTAAAATACAGACAAGCGGGTGTTACAACCGTAACTGCCGCTTGGGCGTCAAAAAAACTTGCATTCGCAAGAAAAGAAAAACCTGAAAAAGTTCTAATCATTGCCAATAAGTTGGATACTTCAGTGGAAATGGCCAACAAAATAAGGTCATTTATTGAACAATGGCCTGATTGGGTTGATATAAGATTCTCTGTGGAAAAAAACTCCCAAAGACATTTCAAACTAAATAATGGATGTGAAGTCAAAGCGGTTGCAACATCCAAAGATGCTCTTAGAGGTTATACACCAACAATTCTTATTTTTGACGAAGCAGCCTTTATCGAGGCAGATGGAGACTTTTGGTCTGCTTGTATGGCATCACTATCCACGGGTGGTAAAGTTATTGTAGTTTCCACACCAAACGGTTACGACCCAATATATTATGAAATATATGACCAAGCGTTAAGAGGAATGAATGATTTCAAAATCTCTGAAATGTTTTGGTATCGGGACCCTCGTTACACCAAAGATTTATACATGGTAAAGACAAATGATTTGGTTCATTATCTTTTGAATCGAGAAGACTACCCTGTAGATACTGTAATTAACTTAGCCAATGATAATCCTTACGAAAGAGATCATACTATTGTAACAGATTATATTTCTCAAGGGTATAAACCGTGTTCTGCATGGTTTGAGGGAATGGTAAAAAAACTCAAGTACGATAGACGTAAAGTTGCTCAAGAACTTGAATGTAACTTCTTAGGATCGGGTGATAACGTATTCGATTCAGATCTAATGCAGAACATTTCCAAAAACCAACTAAGGGCCCCACAAGCTAAACTTATGGGTAATGCTTTGTGGATTTTTAAGGAGCCTGTAAATGGTCATAAGTATGTGATGGGTGTTGACGTTTCTCGTGGAGACTCAGAAGATTTTTCATCAATACAAATTATTGATTTTGATGAACGGGAACAAGTATTAGAATATGTTGGTAAAATCCCTCCCGATGTGCTAGCTGAAATTGCTTATAAGTGGGGGACAATGTACAATGCCTATTGTGTAATTGATATTACAGGTGGTATGGGAGTTTCAACCGCCAGAAAAATGCAAGAATTACAATATCAACCTGGATTATATGTTGATGGAGTTGATACTTCTAACAAATGGAAGTGGGATCCGAAAATAAATGAAAAAATTCCTGGTATCAACTTTAATACAAAAAGAGTTCAAATTATAGCAGCATTTGAAGAGGGAGTTAGACACGGATTCAAAATATATTCCCACAGAACTTATAATGAGATGAATACCTTTATATATATTCATGGAAGACCAGACCACCAGAAAGGACAACATGATGACTGTATTATGGGTCTTTCCATGGCGATTTATGTTGCCGAAAAATCATTTCAATCATTAACTAAAGTTGTTAATCACACAAAAGCCATGTTGAATTCGTGGTCTACTGTGATGAATGAAAATAAAAATACTTCCGATTTTTTTAATCCCTTGGTACCTCAGATGGGTAGAGACTCAAATCTAAATAATAATGGGGCATCCAAAGCGGATTACCAAAAATATGGATGGTTATTTGGTGCTAAATAACTATTTATATTACTGAGGTAAAGAGTAAATTTAGATTATGGCAGAACAAAATATGACGGTTTGGCAAAGACTGTCACAAACATTTGGACCTAACTCATTATTAAATCAAGACTATCCGACATTCAAGTTTGATAAAAAGGAACTCCTACGCACAAAAAGTAAAGAGGAGTATGAGAAAGAAAAACTTCAAGCACAACAAACATATTATCTTACAAATCAATGGGCTAAGGTGGAGAATAATCTTTATTCTCAAGCCATATATTATGAACCTACAAGATTATCAGCACAATATGATTATGAATCAATGGAGTACACTCCCGAGATTTCCGCAGCATTAGACATCTATGCAGAAGAATCTACAACAACAAGTGAGGATGGATTCATTCTTCAGATTTATTCTGAATCAAAAAGGATTAAAGGGGTCTTGGCGGACTTATTTAATAACGCCTTAGACATCAACACCAATTTACCTATGTGGACAAGAAACACATGTAAATATGGTGATAACTTCGTATACCTGAAATTAGACCCTGAAAAAGGAATTGTTGGAGTACAACAATTACCGACTATTGAAATTGAAAGACATGAGGTTGGAGCAAGTGGTAAAATATCTGTCGATGTAAAAAATGAAGTAGATAAAGATAAAAAAGCGTTACACTTCACATGGAAAAACAAAAATATGGAATTTCAATCTTGGGAGATGGCTCACTTCAGACTATTGGGTGATGACAGGAAACTTCCTTATGGAACATCTATGTTGGAAAAAGCGAGACGTATTTGGAAACAATTACTTCTTTGTGAAGACGCCATGTTGATATATCGAACTTCAAGAGCACCTGAAAGAAGAATATTCAAAGTTTTTGTTGGTAACATGAACGACGATGATGTCGAGGCATATGTACAACGTGTCGCCAACAAATTCAAAAGAGAACAAATTGTTGATAGCAAAACAGGTAACGTAGACATGAGATTCAATCAAATGGCGGTAGACCAAGATTACTTTATACCTGTAAGAGATCCGGCAGCACCAACACCTATTGATACTTTGGCAGGAGCTCAGAACCTCTCCGAAATTGCCGATATTGAATATATTCAAAAGAAATTATTAACCGCTCTTCGAGTACCAAAGGCTTTCTTAGGATTTGAAGAAGTTGTTGGTGATGGTAAAAATTTGGCATTACAGGATATTCGATTTGCTCGTACAATTAACAGAATCCAAAAAAGTATGTTGGCGGAACTGAACAAAATTGCAATTGTTCATTTATTCTTATTGGGATTTGAAGATGAATTATCAAACTTTACACTTGGATTAACAAATCCTTCAACACAAGCCGATTTGTTAAAAATCGATGTGTGGAAAGAAAAAGTTTTATTATATAAAGATTTGGTTTCCGACCCAGGAAATGGTATTCAAGCAACTTCATCTACATGGGCTAAGAAACACATATTTGGTTGGTCAGATGATGAAGTTCGTTTAGATTTACAACAACAAAGAGTCGAAAGAGCGGTAGGAGAAGAATTGAAGGCAACTCCAACAGTCATCACCAAAACTGGTTTATTTGATAATATAGATAAACTTTACGGAAGTTCCACAGGTGCAACACCAACTGCAGGAGCCGAAACAACTACGGATGGAGGAGAGGAATTAGGACCTCCACCTTCGTCATTTGGAGGGGAGCCATCGGGTCTTGACTTAGGAGCTGAGGAACCACCAACAGGAGGG